TTAATAGGATCTGAAGGGTCCACTACCCAGTCGGGCCAGCTATCGCGATCCATCGCAAAAGCTAGAGCTAGCTCCTCGGTCATACCAGCTCTACGACAGGATTTATAAACTTCTTGTGCGGCAATTGCCCAGAAATCTAGCTTGGTAGGAAGTTCTTTAACGGTGCGCTTACGACGCTTAACCGTTTTCTTAGCGGCGCGTTTTCTTGTTGCCACTTCTTACCCTTTCAGCTAGAGCGATCTCGAGGGTAGATTCTAACTTATCAAGTCTTGAAAGTAGCGGAAGGTTTTCTAATTTTATGATATAGCGTAGTCCGGCTATTAGTAGGCCAATAGATCCGAGGACAGACGCTACGAACGCCGCAATACTATTTGCGTCCATACTGAGGAGAATTCTTATCGGCCCAGCGAGCGGCTGGAGCTGTGAGAGCGCCAATTAATACCGCGTATTCTGGAGCAAAATCTAAGAGGAAAGCGATTCCCATAGTTACGCCAGACGCGGCTACAGCTAAACAGTAGTCCTTAAAAGCTTCCTTGAATTCTGGAGTCTTTAACTTAGCTACTAGATCTTTCATACTCTTTCCCCTTCTAGATCGAACCAGCTTCCGTCGTTGTCCCCGAATTTTGTAAAGCTAATATGGATATGTGACTTATGAGGGTTATAGCCTCTGTACTTCCGGAAGCGCCATCGGAGAATAGGTGAAGCTATACGACCGTCGTAAATTACATAAGCTATTCGATCGTCTCCTCGTTTAGCCGCTTTACGAATCTTTTCAGCTAAAGAGTGAGCTTCTTCCGGATGACTAGATAAATCTTTATCTATATCTATCGCTCTAACTATTCCAGATTTATCGGGGATATGGTCCGACTTACCTCTGGCGGTATGACGCTGATCCGCGATCCAGCCATCACTTTTCCTCGAGCGGTCCATATACATATCGTCCACCTGCTCGCGCAATTGAACGCCGGCTCTACAGAGTTTAGCCATCAGCCTAGAAGGAGTTTTGCGTCTTCTTCGGTAATGCCTAAGCGTTCGAGAATTGCGGCTCTTGCTTCGGCTTTTGCTTTTGCTTCGGCTTCCGCCTTTTTAGTTTCGGCTTCGTCTTTTGCTTGTTGCGCTAATTCTTCTCCATTTAATTCGCGCTCAATTGTTTCGCCGGTTTCGCAATTTATTATTAGTTTAGTCATTATGAGATACCATACAATCTAATCGAAGTGTTTGTGGCGTTGCTAATTGTTGCTGTTCCGGAAGTTCTTACAATATCTAAAGAAGTAATTGCAGAAGTGCTGTTCCAACTTCCGTTCGTTATGTAGAAATTTCTTTCTGCCGCAAGATTATTGTAAAAGTTCCAATTTCCGCAATACATTTTGAGTTTGGAAGTCGAGGCATAATTATCAATTAGCATTGAGCCTCTTCCATACATATATTTGCTCGTTCCGTTTGCGTTCCAAGCAAAAGTATTTTCGCCAGCGTAAGTCACCGCGCCATTGGACTGCGCATTTACATCTGAATTTAATGAGCGAAAATAAATAGCATCATAATTCGCGCCTGAATCATTATTAAATCTTAAACTAAATACTGAACCAGTTGCGCTGTGGGTTATGCCATCCCAAGACAAAAGAAGTTGTTTGTATGATCCGGAAATTGAAGAAAATGAAATTGAAGAATTAGCGTTTGCGACTGTTTCTTGAATCAAGGTCATACCACCAGAACTTGGCGGTGTAATCCATTCTAAACCGGTGGAAGTGCTGGAGTTAGCGGTTAAGTATTGTCCATTCGTTCCAACCGCCAATCTAGCCGGCGTATCTGCCGCCGTAGCCGAAATTAGATCGCCTTTCGCATCAAGAATTGTTAATGGATCTACTGAAGTCCAAGAATAATCAAGATCTGTGTTTGATGCTTTTGTCAATACCTGTCCGGTTGTTCCACCTTTTAGATCTACTAATGACGTATCGATAGCGCTACCAAGTGTTCGGATAGCCGCCGCTCCATCTTTTACCAGATCTGTATCGTCTGGAGTCTCCCAGTTAAAATTCGTAGTATTAGCCATTAATTTAGATCTCCTTTAGCTGACTATTGTAGCGTCGAGCCAAGTCAAGCTCGGCGTAATTGTATTCCAAGTCTCCGGCGCTGGGACGTTATTCCATCTAAACGCTTGGAGCGAATATGCGATCGGGGATAGAGTCATAGTTAGACGTAAGCGGTTATATCCAGCTGTCCAAGTCCATCCTTCTACGAATCCTTGAAATTCCCCATTAACCATATTCGATGGCAAGTTCTGGATATTGAGCGGTAAGCCCATAAATACATTCAATAGAGCGTCTCGATCCGCATCGTCGATCTCTGGACTCTGTAGCTCGAAGGTTATCGATTTCATCAAGTATCGAGGGTAAGCGCGGATACCAAGATAGAACTCAGCTTGAGACTGAGCGTCTCCTTGATTTTTTAGATAAGTTCTAACCGAAGCGGCTAGCTGGCCGTATTCAGATATCGAGGCTGGATCAGAGTCAGTTACCGAGCTATTACCCGAGCTGGTATAAGAAATAGTTATAGCGTTACGAACGTCACCGGCTCGCTTAGAGATGCTAAGTCCGGGGCCGGTTGCGTGATTACCGTCGAGATCGATATATCCGTAAGCTCCTAGATATTCGGCTCTATGAGTACTGTCGGCGTATCCGATACGACCTTGAGCATCTTCATAAACATAACCTAGGCCAGAAGTAGCTAGAGAGCTGACTAATGAATAAACGTCACTAAGGACGTTATTTTGAGAATCAAGCTCATAATCTCCCGGACGATCGATATCACCTAGTCCGCTATTTTCAGCGTTGGCCCAAGTGGTAGTCGCGTCATAGTCATTCCAAGTAACGGCCGCTGGGACTTCGTCCCAAGTATCGAATAGAACGCCACTTAATACAGCGTATATCTGATCTCCATCCGTATCGCTTGAGATATTGCCGGAGAAGGTAGCTCTAGCTAATCTGGCTAAAGCTCCTACAGCTGTTATGTTGATTCTCTGACTAAGAGCGGTATCTCCTGAGTTATCTACGTCGATAGATAGATCGCTGATAAATCCGCCGAATAGAAATACCCAGTCTCCACTAGAGTCTTTTACTTCAACAGTTAAAGGTAAATTAATCTCGAAGTTTACCGCCGATTCGTTAGTCTCAAGTAATGAGAGCTGACAGTAGCCAGCTTGAGGCTGTGCGTAAATATCGGTACGACCGCTGGTAATAGTAAGTCCAGCTAGGGTTACGGAAGTAACTGTAGTTCCGTTTACCTTTACTCGATATTCCGGATTCCAGAGGGTCATAATCCTACTAACGCGCTAAGTCCGCCAGCCTGTCTACGTTCTACGCTGTTTAGAGCATCGACTACAGCTCTGGTAAATCCTGTCTCATCGATGACGCTAGGGGAGTTTACGTTAATAGTAATTCCGCCGTAGTTAGATCCGTATTCGCCTCGACGAACTCCACCGGAAATAGAATCCATAGGTGCGCCTATAGCTCCGACGTTTACAGCTTCTCCTAGTAAATCAGCTCGACGATTTAGAAATTCGTTTAAGCGCTGTTCAGCTTCGTAAGGACTTATCTTTCCGGATTCTAACTGTTTATTAGTACGCGCAAGATCTCTATCTAATTTCTGTAACGCATCGATTAAAGGTATGCCAGTAAGCTTCGTTTTACCACTTGAAGTAGTGCTTGAAGTATTAACAGAACTTGAATCTCCGATACCAGATCTATCAATAGAGAATCCACTATCGCTATCTACTGAACTAGTAGAAGATTTAATACCGCTAGAAATTAAGTAACCGCGTTCGTCATATTGAAGTCCTTCAGTTACTTCTGGGATATCTGATCCTTCACCTAAACTACCGATCTTTGATGATGCCGCGATTAACATTCCAGTAATAGCGGCTCCGGCGGCTAGAGCTCTTAGAGGATTAGCGGCGGCGTAAGTTGCGATAGCGGCTAGCGCGGCTTGAACCTTTAGAGCTTTATAAGCGGCTGTTAATGTCTTAACTAGGACGATAGTTCCTTGGATACCAGCGGCTATCTTAGAAGCTACGAATAATCCGGCAATAATTCCACCGATAATTACGATCTGATCTTTCCAATTTATAATCGTATCGATTAGTCCTCGAAGCTTAGATCCGAATTCTTCGGCGTTCTTTTCTGCCGCGTTTAAGCTCGAGCTAAGAGATTTATCGCCAGTTAATCCAGCTACGAAAGCATTTAAGCGAGGTACTCCGACCTTTAGTAACCAGTCTCCTAATTTCTCGAATATTGGTAATAATGCCGCGCCTACTTGTTCTTTAGCTTCTTGGACTGCGACCTGGAGTCTCTGGAATTTAACGATCGCTTCTTCTGATCTCTTTTCGCTGAACTCTCCAAAAGTACCGTTTAATTGTTTATAAATTGCGTCGAAGTCTTTAGATTTAATTAAGTTAGCATCGATTCCGACACCTAGTCGCTGTAATGAAGTATAAGAACCGTCGTAAGCTTTTGCTAAAGAATTAGTTACAGCTTCTAAAGGTTTACCAGTTGCGGCGCTTAGATCTAAAGCTAGATTTAGTAACTTCTGAGATTCTTCTACGTCCTTAGTAGATCTAGCTAGTCGCTCAAAAGCTGGTCGTAATTGATCGTCCGTAATACCAGTAGCTACGCTGGTAGTAGTAATCCATTTATCTACAGATTTAATCTGTGCGTCTGTTGCTTTAGTTACAGCGTCTAAAGTCTGCGCTAATCGGTTAGCCGCTTGTTGATCTTCTGCGGCGGCCTTAGCGAATTGGACTGAAGCGGCAATAGCGGCCGATCCAATAGCGGCAAAAGCTAGAGCGGCCTTCTTAGCTACAGCGCCTAACTTATCGCCGAAGCTTTCAGCTTCTTTTGAGCCTTGAGTTAAATTCTTTTTAAGATTATCGATATCAGCAAGGATCGACAGCTTGAGCGTTCTATTACCACTAGCCATTACTTATCCCATTCCGCCGCGACTTTGGAAAATCCTTCTTCCCATTTCTTTACGATATCTGGTTGGATCTTTCGCATCGTAGGCCAGATAAAGTATCCAGTAGATCCGGGACCGCCACCGAACATAGGCGTACGATTTAAGAAGTGTTTGATCTTGTCAGATCCGAATTCGATACCAGCTAAGATTCCGTTAGTAGGAGTTCTACCTTCTCTTAATTGAGTAGTAGCTCCACCAGAGAATTTCTGAGAAGCGAATCCAAGTCCGAACTCACCAATTACGCTGGACTTACTGATCTTAATTCCATCAGCTATTCGCGTAGATTGTTTTGGGCGAGGGTATGCTCTGGCCGCTTCTTTAATTTGACCTACGGCAAAATCGACCAGCTCGCCGGTTACTTCTCGAGCTTGATCTTTAGCTTCCTCGCCCATTCTGCGAATAACTAGAGCTATTTTGTTTAGCTCTTTTTTGTCATATTGAAAGATGCGTTGGCTATCGTCGAAGTTAGCCATTATTCCTCTCTTTCAATATCTCTATCGCGGTTACGATATCGTCGGCATCATCCCAATACTGCACCGGGATTCCTGTCGCGATCGCTAGCTCGAGTATTACTCGGCGGACGCTTCCGCGCTGGTGGATTTTGGGTCATCCTCACCAGCTTTCACATCTGAGACGGTATCCATCCAGATATTAAAAGCTTTAGTAGGTTTACCGGCCGCTTCTCTTTTGTAAGCGTTATAAGCCAAGAACATAAGATCGTAGATTCCGATAGAACCTGCGGCCTGTGTTACTGTCTTTCCGGTTTCCTTTTCCCACTTAGCCCACTCTGGCGGCTGTGCGATATATACCGCTTCGCTACCATCGTTATATTCGATTGTTATTGGTAATTTCACTCCCGATGCTCCGATCTATTATGCGCTGAAGGTTTCTGAAGGTGTTCCGACTACTGTAAGAGTCCAAGTGTCGGTAAGCGCTCCCGGAGCGGCTCCACCAGCACTAGGAAAGATAGGTAGTACGTTAAAGCTAAATACTGCTCCGGAAGCGGCGGTAAAGGATACAGCTAGAGTCGTATTAGGTGCGGTTTCTGCCGCTGTCCACATCGCCTCGAATAGTGATCCTGAAGCGCCCCAGTCCTGAAGCAATTCGATTGTGAAGGTTGAACCGTGATCTACGGTCTTATAAGCTCTGCCATCGAGAGTCTGATATGTCTCGATAACTGTCTCTGTAGAGAGTGTCGCTGAAGTAGCTTGAGCATCGAAGGAATCGGAGTCAAGCGTAAAGGTGACATCTCTGCCAGTAATGATATTTGTTGGCATTTGTTCTCCTAGTTAGTCTGCTCGTAGCGGACGCTCAAGCGGATATCGGATACCAGTAGGTTACTGATCCCGACTTGAGTTATAGACGGCCTATCGACTGTCGATAACTCGTACTTAGACGCTCCGAGAGCGCTAAGAATACTAATAACCAGCTTCTCTAGATTGTCGAGTGATGCTGGGTTTGATAAGTAAGCTACGCAAGCTGTTATCGTGTAATTTAATTTAACTCTAATCGAGGATCTACCGATTGTCTCTAATTCCATATAAGGAGAATCCGGGACGCAGACTACCGCTGGTACGCTTATATTTTCTGGGACGTGATCGTAAACGTTAGCGCTGACAGAAGCTAGAGCTGTCTTAATTGCGCCTCTTACGTCGCTCTGGATTGATGATGGCATTAGCTATCCGATCATCGATTCGGTATCTAGATAAGGTCCTAGAATTCCAGAGATTCTATTAAAAAGTGAGCGACCGAGACGGAACGGAGAAATACTGAAATCTACTCCTTCGATCTGTCCACCTGCGGAAGTTTTGGACTGAAATACTTCGACGCTGGTAACCAATACCGCAGACTCGACATTGGGATTTCCCACATAGGTACTCGCGCCAGAGAGCGTAGCGAGTCCGGCTGGGATAATGTTTTTCTCCACAATATCAGCATTTGTAATTGAGGCTGTGAATACATAAGTATTTAATTCTTGATCTGTAACCGTTACTGTGCCATTAAACGGAGATCCGCAACCAGTTACTACTACGGATTGGCCTAAAGTAAATTCGTGAGGAGTCG